AGGGGACCTAGGTCTGTAATTGTAAGTGTGCTTAGTGCATCAAAAATTCGTGTATTAATATTTTCGCCAGCTGGAATAACCTGTGAAGGAAACCCATAATCAACCGCAGATAAAGAAATGTTTGAATATGTATTAATAATATCATCATTAATTAAAAATGTGATATTACTATTGGCGCCAGAAGTATCAACACCGTCAATAGCGCCAGTAAGAAATGAATTACCTGGAGTGTTAGAACTTGAAATTAAAGAAGCAGTGTGAAATCCTGCACCACCATAATTAACAACAATACGGTTTGTTAAACCAGCAGTTACAGACTCAACTTCGGCCGTAGCAACACTTGTTGCACCACCTCCAAGAATAGTAACGGTGTCACCAACATTGTATGAAGCACCAGAACCTGTAACAAGAATAGATGTTAATATTGAGAATGTGTCCGCAATAAGTGTTATCTTTGTTCCGTTAGGGTCAATGATATCTGTTATAACTTGTTCACCATTGGTAAATATGCCACTTAAAGTTTTCTTATCAATAATCAATTCAAACGGCAGACCAAAGTTCAGGCGGTCGGTAATAATACGCTTTGAAGCACTTTCAATAATAGCGGTTGCACCAGATGTTTGACCTGTAATTTTTCTATTGTTTAATAGTGTCACATCAAAATCGTCATATACAACTTTAATTGTTGTGTTAGAAGCAGGTGCAGAATTAAAAACCAACTTCCTTGATTCTTTACGAATTGTGTAATCGGTATTAATTGTTTTTAATACATCATTAACATAAACTTCAACTGCATCAGAATCAACCTGTTGAGCCAGATAAAATGTGGTATTCGAACCTGTACCTGTGTATGTGCTTCGAATATCAGTTTCTAATTTTAAAAGGTTATCAACTGTCCATTTACCATCAGACACTCTCAAAATATTGTTTTTTGGCAGAATAACATCAACCTCATCGTTGAACAACATTCTGAACAACAACTTAAATGACTTCTCATTACCTCTAGAAATGTAAAGAGGCAAAACATTTTTAATAAGTGTTTCTTTGTTTATCTCAACATCTCTAGGAATTAAAGAAGCAAAGTTATTAAAGAAACTTTTCTCAAATGCACCAATGGATACATCCACATCGGAGATGTACCTCATGTTTTTACCTAAAGATAACACATTATTTTTCTGTGTTCCTTGAGCTGTTTCCATAAACTCATAATAAGCTTCAAGAAAGGAAACAAATAGCGGATATTCATCCGATACATATTCAGGTACTTGTTGTGCAACAAGTAGAGATGTTTTTAAATTAGACATTTAATTAATCGGATATTTTGGCCAAATCAATTGTGATAGATGTTGGGTCTGTTTCATCAATTGTAATAATTGTATTTCTAAGAGTTTCAACAATGCCTTTTTCAGACTCAATTGATAATCTTATATAGCCATCAGTTGAAGAAACAGACTTCATGTTAATATCATAAATGTTAATTGTACCAGAATCATAGTCAATTTCACCAACATTATTATCAACGATTTGTCTTTGTGCAGCTGAGTCATAGTAAATTGTTCTGAGTGTTCCAACTCGGCCATCTACAACTGCAACAGCTTTGGCACCATATCCATCACCGCCTGTGATAGTTACTACAGCTCGTGTGTAATCGGTTCCACGATTTGTGATATTAATATTCTGGATTCTGCCGTTAACAATAATGGCTTCTGCTGTTGCACCAGTACCATCACCTGTAATAGTTACCGTTGGTGCAGAGATATAACCTGTGCCTGCGTCAGTAACACCAATTGAAGTAACACCTGAGAATGACTGTGGTATCTCATCAAAGATAACAGCTCTCTCAACACCATTCACATCTAAAACATTAAAACTGGTTGATGTTAACTTATTTGTAATTGTACCACGATGTAGTGGTGCATTAAATTTAATTGTATAATTTTTAGCTTGATTCAGTACAGGCAAAAATCTTTTCTGCAATCGGACAACCGTCTCAGAACCAATAATAGAATTCAAGTTTGTAGCATCAACTGCATCTTGCATTTTAGATAAGATGAACTTGGCGCCAAATTTATTTAATTTGGAGTTTCTATATCCTATAATAGCATTTCTAATGTTATTTTTAATACCATCTGCACTTACAGTTGTTTTCTTTGGATCATATTGAATATAATTGTTAATCAATAAGTACAAAAATTCAGGATCCCTAAACTCTGTTTGAACAGATACGATAGATTTTGGTTTAACAATATCATCTAAAATTCTTCGTTTTTCATTTTCGGAAATATAGTAATCAGTTTTTGGTTTAATAGATATGAAAACTTTGCCGTAAACTGGAGGAGTTTCTTCTTCACCACCCCAAACTGAAATAGAGTCTAGTGATGGATAATTTTTAGTAATGTATGATTCATAATCTTTGAAAGTAACCAATCTGTTTTGTGTAGCAAATTGAGCCACAGCATTATACTTTACTTCAGTGACCGTTTCTCTGTTTGTTCCACCAGCAGCAACAAATGCCGTATCAACTGTAATATTGGTAAAAGAACCAATAGCAGCACTTACAGTAAAAGATGAAGCCTTATTTGCGGCTGTTCCGTTTGTTGACAAATAAGTCACATTGATAATTGCACCATCATTAATCTTTTTACCAATAACATTGTCACCAAAATAAATCTTAAACTTACCACCCCTAGCCTCTTGTAAAAAGTATACTTCAGACGCACTAGTAACATCTAAAATGTCGGCAACTTTATTATATATTGTTACCTGTGAATTACTTGAAGACGGTCTAACTGAAACCGTGATTGTGTTAGTATCAACATCAGCATCTGGTATTTCAAAAATACCTTTTGGATTTGAAGATTCATCTTGTGTGAATGAATATGCTACAAATTGTCCTTCTTGAATTTCTAAATTTTCAAAAAAGTATTTTGTTCCACTCTTAGTAACGGTCGTATCAGCCATTACATTAAAATTATAATTTTGACTGTCGATGGTATTAGATAAAAACACAAAACCTTTTGGTATTGTTATACTATCTATTGTAGAACTACCCGATTCGACTGTCACATTGACAACAGCTTTAGAAGCTGTTTTAGAATAGGGAACATACCCTAGTGTTTTAGCATGTGATACAACTGAATCTCTTAGCAATGCAGTATCTAAAAATGCCTCATTAGCTACCATATTAAGATAGTATGCGTTATAGTGAGTGTTATATGCCAAAAGGTTAATTAACACATCAAGGCCAGAGCCTTCAAAGTCATAGTCTTGAAACTCGGACTGTTGTTTTAAATATAATTTTAAGTTGGTTTTGATTGTATCAAAATCAAGTTCTGCAACTTGTAGACGATTATCTGCCATTTATCGAACTCGCTCTAAGAAAAATTTGATTGCTACCGGGTCGGTTCTATTGACGATTTGAAACAATAGTTCAACATTAAATCCATTATTATCAAAGTCTGGTTTAACAACAACTTTAGAAACACTTGCTCTAGGTTCAAAATTATTAATCGTTTCTATAATTTCACGTTCAATTAGAGTTGATGTAACCATATCTAATGGTTCAAATAGAAGTTTTCTTACATTACAACCAAGTTCTGGTTGAAACGGTACTTCATAGTGATTGGTTGAAATTAAATTCTTAATTGAATTAATTACAGCCAGTTCACCCCTATGTTTGTTGATATCTTTACGGACAGGATGAATTGCAAAATTCAAATCCAAGTCTCGCCATTCTCTACTTGTTGTTGTTATTGTTGTTGCCATTTTCTATTTATGTTACTGTTGGGCAAGTCTAGATTTTAATTTATCGGAACCAACTAAATTATCAATTAAAATAGTTTCGGATGAACCCAATGAGGCATATCTACGGATAGTTTTTGCTTCATTAACCAACTGATGTGATTTGGTGTAAAAATTCTCATCATGTATTCGTCTTGTGGTTAAAATACTATTCAGGCTATTCGCAGCTGTAGCAATAGTGTTTACTGCGTCATAATTTAGATTGGAAGTTCTTATTGTAATAATGTCATCTGGTGGAGTACCACTCGTACTTATTGTAATGCTTGCATTGATTGTATTAGCGTATGAAACTATAACATTAGCATAATCATTAATTGTATTGGCAACCAAAATACTAGTAAAACTACCTAACATAGGCGCATTGTCTTCTCGGCCATCTGTTTGATATATTAAATACATCAAAGCTCGGCCAACTTGTATGGCTTGTTCAAGGTGTGGTTTTGCGGCTGCATCTACGTTTGCAGTAATAGGAACAACACCAGAGATACGATACGTATGAGCTAAAAATTCTTCCATTTGGCCAGTATATTTTGTGGTGACAATTGGTGGATTCTCAGCATCTCCAGTTGTAACATTATAACCAGCAATAGCTTTTAAATCAAGAGTAATTGTTGACCATAAAGCCGTTAAATTACCAGAACCTTGTAGCCCATTAGTAATTGTAATTAATGTATTTGAAGAACTCCAAATAGTATTACAAGAAGTGGCTACAGGATTCACATGATAACCATCAGTATCATCGTTGTTCAAATCATCAATCATCCATTGATTTGGTAACAAAGCTGGTACGGTGTTTAATTGATTAATAGCCGTGTTTGGTAATGTCGTTATAGTACCAGTGGTGTCATTAAAATTATAACCTGTTTTATCAAATAAATTTGCCATAATATATCCTTAAATCATTTTTGGAATTGGTGGACCTGTAGGTCCTTTGAAGCCAACGTGGAAGTGACAGTTGTGTAGTGCCGTATTTACCGTGTCTGTCATCAATACAGCACTCATCAAACCAAAAGTTCCCAATGGTGCGGCCACAGAAAGCACAGCAGTAATAGTTGTTGCGGAAAAAATACCTAAAGGTGGTGTTGGTAATCTACCTTTGAGTGGGTTACCAGGATCACCTATGCCACAAGAAAGACCAGCTCTAGCATCAACCCTAACAGCACCAACTGAATAAGCTTCGAGATGTCCGTCAACTTCCAAATCACCAGTTATCAATAAGTGGTCACCAGTTTTAATATTTAGAGAACCTCCACCACCTAAAACATCACCACCAGCACCAATAGTCATGTCTTCTTTTGACAGTATACTAGCTTCACCTTTTGATACAAGGTTGTATTTACCTTTAACAATAAGGTTATAATCTTTTTCAACAATTTCTTTTCTGTTACCTTTAACATGAAGAATTGAATCACCATTAATCGTAATATTACAAGCACCACTAATTAATACATTTTTATTTTTGGTAATAATTTCATAACCATCACCATAAATTTTATGCACTTCATCACCGTTTGGATGTATTTCAGTAAATGTTCCTGAGCGATGATGTATACGTATTCTTTCTCCGCCGGGTGTATCATCCATCTCAAACATATGTCCAGATGGAGTTTGTGTAATATTATTAAATGGATATTTTGGTGGATATTCTGTAGACGCTGGCGATTCTGGCTCAGTCCAACCTAAATCAGTTTCAGGCCTCTCAGGTAATACTTCTCTCTCATAAGGTATAAATGTATCTGACATATTTTATTTAACTTTCACATTAAGGTCCTGTTCCAACATCTATAGGGCTTGGTGGTACACCAGCATCAGTAATTAATTGTTCTATTTGTTTGCCTGCAGCTGCAGCTTCAGCAGCGCTTGTTGGTGTTGCTATTATTGCTGCAATTTTTTGTGGAGTTGCAGCAATTGAAGCTGCAGCTCTAGTTGCTTCAGTTACAGCATCAACTCCTTCTGATATTGTATCTAACAACTCACCAACTTCACCAAAAAGTCCAGAGTCACCATCAAAGGCAAACAATGATGCAACACCGGCTCGTAAAGCTTTATATAAATTTCCTAAACAATCATTTAAAAATGCCAAAGCTCTTTCCGGTAAACTACGAAGATAGGTAATCATTGCTGAGATTCTTCTCAACACGGTCAAATAATCATCAATTGTTTCTTGTATTTTTTTCAAAGTTGTTGTAACATCTTTAATGAATCTAACAATTTGTCTTGCAAATTCGATTGCTTGTTTTACAAGACCTGTTGGGTCATAATTTGATGTTCCTACTACGAGATTAATAAGTTTTCTAATAGCTTCAACAACAGGACCATAAAGATTTTTCATAGCACCAACAGTTTGATCCACTTCATATGAAATATCACAAATATGTGCTCGCCTTCTATTTGAAGTATCTATCGCAGTATATTGTACAACTCCTCGGCCTAATGGTGGCAAAGATGGTTGGCCGGGTCTATCATAGATTTCACCAGCTGGCATCTGAGGTGCACCAACAGGTTGTTTAACAAGTACAGTATTGATACCTGGAAGAACGTGAGTTACAACTGGAAGTTGTGCTGATTCTTTATCAAAGAAAAAACCAATGACCCAATCTCCAACTTTTGGTCCAGCTGATGTTGTTGAGCCATTAACTGGTAATGCAACCATAGCCCAAGGCAAACAATCTGTTGGTAAAACTGTTTTGTTTATATTGTGAAAGCCATTGATACGAACACGGAGTCTTCCAGTCTTCAACGGGTCATCGTAATCTTCTACGACTCCAGTCCAATTGCTTAAATTTGCTAAATCATTTTCATACATGTTAATAGTTTCCTACGCTTTTGGCTAATTGTCTGTTTGCAGCTACAACAGGTTTAGCAGAAGAATCTGTTACTACCTCTGCAACAGTTTCAAACATATTGTATTTTATAATGTGTCTAGTGGAAAGAATAGCATATTTTCCTTTTAAAGTTGAATCATAATTATTATCACCTTTAGTATTGAAAGAACGAGTTGGAACTTCCAAATTAATTGTTCGACCTGGAGATACTAAAAAGTTTCCAGGTAAAACTATTTTTAATCTTTGTGATGTAAAATTTTGTAACAATGCTTTTCTAGCATAAGTGTATTTTTGAGGTGCATCATCAACTTGCAATGAACCAGGTTCATTTGCTTTAATATATGCTGATTGTGGTCTTTGGCCTGTTGTCAAGTAGTATACTATCCTAGAATCGGTCATTTCGTAGTTTGTTTTACCTAATTTATTTGTCTCAATAGGTAAATTTGGATTTTCATTACCATGTTTGGTCGTTGCAAACACATTATCAAAACTTTTCTTTTGAGTTACTATTTGTCTAGTTAGAGGATCAATACCAACAAATGTTCCTGCAAAACTC